TACGGCGGTGCTACTGGAATAGGAACAACTGGTCTTAATGCAGGTATTGGTAAACTATCTTCCGGTTATGGATTACTTGAGAATGGAGATACTTATGCCGTTGATTTCTTATTGATGGGTTCTGCTAGATATGAGAAGGAAGACGCTCAGGCACTTGCACAAAAAGTAATAGCAGTTGCGAATGTGAGAAAAGATGCTGTGGCATTTATTTCACCATACAGAGGAGCAGCAATTACTGATGATTCTTCAGATACTGCAGATCAGATTAGATCTGATGCTGACATTACAACTAAGGTTTTGAGTTTCTATGCTCCGTTGACCTCTACATCTTATGCCGTATTTGATAGTGGATACAAATACATGTATGATAGATTTAATGATACCTTCCGTTATGTTCCACTGAATGGAGACATTGCCGGAACTTGTGCTCGTACAGATGCCAATGCGTTCCCATGGTTCTCTCCAGCAGGAACAGAAAGAGGAGCAATTCTCAATGCTGTTAAGTTGGCATACAATCCTTCTAAGGCACAAAGAGATCGTCTGTATTCGGCAAGAGTTAATCCAGTAATCTTCTCACCTGGTGCTGGTATTATTCTGTTTGGTGATAAGACTGGTCTTGCTAAGGCATCGGCATTTGATCGTATCAATGTTCGTCGTCTCTTTATCTATCTTGAAGATGCAATTCAGGCAGCAGCAAGAGATCAACTCTTTGAGTTCAATGATGAGATTACTAGAACCAACTTTGTAAATATTGTCGAACCTTTCCTTCGTGATGTTCAGGCAAAGAGAGGTATTCAAGATTATGTTGTCATTTGCGATGAAACAAATAATACTGCTGCAATTATAGACAATAATGAGTTTGTAGCAGACATCTACATCAAACCAGCAAGATCAATTAACTTCATTGGTCTTACTTTTGTTGCCACCAGAACTGGTGTTTCATTTGAAGAAGTAGTCGGTAACGTTTAATTAAAGAGGTTTAACAACTATGCCATCACGTAATCAACAAAACACCACTCCATTACGTACAATTAAAGACTTTAAAAGTAAGTTAATTGGTGGTGGTGCAAGACCCAATCTATTTGAAGTAGAATTGGCTTTCCCCGATGGTGAAGGAAGTCCAGTTGCTGTTAATGAAGTCGTAGAAAACGCAAGATTTCTCGTCAAGGCAGCAGCGCTTCCTTCATCAACAATTGCTCCTATTGAAATTCCTTTTAGAGGAAGAATTTTAAAAATTGCTGGAGATAGAACATTTGAAACTTGGACAATTACTGTAATGAATGATAGTACTTTTACTATCCGTTCCGCATTTGAAAAGTGGATGAATTACATCAATAAATTAGATAATGGAACTGGTGTTACTGATCCAGTTCTTTATCAGAAAGATGCTGTAGTAAAACAACTTGATCGTGACGGAAAAGTTCTCAGAAAATATAAGTTCTGGGATATTTTTCCAACCAATATTTCGACTATCGAATTAAATTATGATACTACAGATACTATTGAAGAATTCCAAGTAGAGATGCAGGTCCATTACTGGGAAGCATTCAAAGGTGATGCTGTTCTAGCAGGCGGCGAAGATATTCGATAAATAATAAAATAACAGTTCAAGTAAATTATAATGGCAAGACTTTTTGGTTTTTCAATTGAAGATCCAGATAAAAAATCGCCTTCTGTAATATCCCCCGTTCCTCAAAATAATGAGGACGGGGTTGATAATTATATTAGTAGCGGATTTTATGGACAACATGTAGATATAGAAGGTGTTTATCGAACAGAATTCGATTTAATTAAAAGATACCGAGAAATGGCACTCCATCCAGAATGTGATGGTGCTATTGAAGATGTTGTTAATGAAGCAATTGTTAGTGATCTTTATGATTCACCTATAGAGATAGAACTTTCTAATTTAAATGCAAGTGATAAATTAAAAGAGGTTATACGAAAAGAATTTAAATATCTTAAAGAAATTTTAGATTTTGATAAAAAATCTCACGAAATTTTTAGAAATTGGTATGTAGATGGTCGATTATTTTACCATAAAGTAATTGATCTTAAAAGTCCTCATGAAGGAATAAAGGAGTTGAGGTATATAGATCCTTTAAAGATGAAGCATGTGAGACAAGAAAAGAAAAAAGAAAGGGGTTTAGGTCCAACAAATAATTATGATAGAGAAACTTTGACAATAGGACCAGAGATTGAAGAATTTTTTGTATATAATCCAAATCCCGCAAATCAATCACAATTCTCCGGAAATGGATCGCAAAAAACAGCAGTAAAAATTGCAAAAGATGCTATTGTTTATTGCACATCTGGTCTTGTAGATAGAAACAAAGGAACAGTTCTTTCATATCTTCACAAAGCAATTAAATCTCTCAATCAACTTCGGATGATTGAAGATTCTCTTGTTATCTATAGATTATCAAGAGCGCCAGAACGTCGTATTTTCTATATTGACGTTGGCAATCTACCAAAAGTTAAAGCAGAACAATATCTTCGTGAAGTGATGAATCGTTATCGCAATAAAATAAGTTATAATGCTACTACAGGTGAAGTTCGTGATGATAAAAAATTTATGAGTATGATGGAAGACTTTTGGCTTCCACGTAGAGAAGGTGGTCGTGGTACTGAGATTACTACACTTCCTGGCGGACAAAATCTTGGAGAACTTTCTGATATTGAATATTTCCAAAAGAAACTTTATAGATCACTTGCAGTTCCAGAGTCTAGAATTGCTGCTGATGGAGGTTTTAATTTAGGACGTTCTTCAGAAATACTTAGAGACGAACTGAAATTTGCAAAATTTGTCGGAAGATTGAGGAAACGTTTTGCAAATATGTTTACCGACATGTTAAAAACACAATTAATTTTAAAGAATATAGTTTCTGTAGAGGATTGGGATGAAATTAGTGATCATATTCAGTATGATTTCATTTATGACAATCAATTCGCAGAATTAAAAGAATCTGAATTAATGAGTGAAAGATTGGGAATTCTTGCATCAATTGAACCTTATATTGGAAAATATTATTCAAATGATTATGTTCGTCGTAAGGTATTGAGACAAACTGATACTGAAATAATAGAAATTGATAAGCAAATTCAACAGGAAATTATTTTTGGAATTATTGCAGATCCAAATAGTATTGATCCAGCAACAGGAGAACCTTTACCACAAGATGATTCCTCTCAAACATTGGGCGATGTTCCAGTAGAACCAGAAATTGATGCATCTTCCGTAGAAGTGAGTGAAATATAAATAGATTTATAAATATATTGAAAAAATTAATGGAAGACATTATCGATTTGATTGCTTCAGATTCTAATCCGTCTGAAGTAAGTGATCAACTCAAAAATATTTTATTTACAAAAGCTGCTGAAAGAGTTGAAACTGAAAGACAGTCTATTGCAACATCTATGTTTGATGGAAAAGAACCTGAAGCAACACAAGAGGAGGAATAATGAGAATTTTACTAATGGGAGATGAAGTTCAAGTTCCAAATACAGCTGGAGCAGGAACTAGTTTTAGTGGGGCGACATGTGTAAGGTTGGTAAATCCATCTTCTTCTACCGATTATGATGTTACGGTTCAAGAAACTGCTGGCGGAACAACTGTGGGATCATTTAAAATTTTAAGATTAACATCAGAATTTTTAGAGAAAAAAGCATCACATACAGTGTATGTTAGTTCCGGTACTGATGTTAGAGGTGCAAAAGTTGGATTGACTGGATGATATTATGAAGCCACTTACTTCACCTCAGAATTTATCAGATAGAGCTCCCCAATCAATATCTGGAGTAATTAGACTTCAGCCAGTTGATGCTAGTTGGGCGGATACTGATTATGCGCTTATTAGACGTGAACCAGAATCTGGTGGAGTTTATTATGTCACAATTTATGGTTTTGATTTTAAAAAAGGAAATGTTTTAATGGAATTTAAATCTGGTGATACTTTTGCGCGTGGTGGTACCATAGAGGTGAAATTTATAAAGGTTGCATATACAAATATTACTTAAATTTACTGTAAAAAGAGAGCAAAAATGAAACTCATCACAGAAGAAGTATCAAACGTAAAAATTATTACCGAAGGTAAGGGTGCCGGTAAGAAATTATACATTGAGGGCGTTTTCCTTCAGGGAAATCTCAAGAACCGTAATGGAAGAATGTATCCAATGGAGACTCTTTCCCGTGAGGTAAAGAGATATAATGATACATTTGTTGGTAAGGGTCGTGCTCTTGGAGAACTTGGTCACCCTGATGGACCTACCGTAAATCTTGATAGAGTTTCTCATAAAATTACTTCGCTCACCCAAGAAGGAAATAATTTTAAGGGTAAGGCACAAATACTCAATACTCCAATGGGTAAGATTGCATCTTCTCTTCTTGATGAAGGTGTTATGCTCGGTGTTTCTTCTCGTGGTGTTGGATCATTAAGAGAAGATCGTAGTGGTTGTAAAGTTGTTGGTGAAGATTTCCAACTAGCAACTGCTGCTGATATCGTTGCCGATCCTTCTGCTCCTGATGCTTTTGTTAATGGGATTATGGAAGGAAAAGAGTGGATTTGGGAAGGAGGAATTCTTCGTGAGCAACTCGCAGAAAAAACTCAGAAGAGAATTAATACTCTTGTTGACCAAAGAAGATTGGAAGAGCATAAGTTGAACTTATTCAATGATTTCCTTTCAAATCT